AGCACTGGCATTTACTCTCGTTTGGTTACCAATGTGGGCTGATTGATTTATGAACATAAAACATCAACAGTCCCTAATCAAATTGACGCTCAAGGTCATATTTTCTATTCATTGTTAGTACATGCCTGCTAGCTATTCTCCCGTTTTTAGGGGGATTACCGGCGTCATTGTTGGAAAATATAAAAGCAAAAAAAAAGGCCTGCATAGACAGGCCAAAGGATACGGTGAAGCATAAAACCCTAGTGTGACTTAGCGGTGATAAGTCACATCGACTATATGTGAGATAAGATACTGCCGTCCAATGGATTGCACAGATCGATCAAAGGAAATTGATCGATAAAAACGATCATTTTTGATCTATCAAATAGGAAAACGCTGATTTTTCCAGTTGGGTAAGGGGTTTACGGCTTTTCAGTTTGATCTAAAATATCTTTACATAAACCTGGAAAGCCTTGATTAATAATAATTATTGTTACTCAACAAACGATAAATAGTTATGTGAATGACTAATCTTTGCCATATCTGGCGCGATTAGGGGTACAACCAAAACGTCGACGATAACTTTGGGTAAAATAGGACTGGCTGGAAAAACCAGATTCCAATGAGATATCGGCGATGCTCATTTCGCTGTTCAGTAACAATTGATGCGCATAAAGAATACGCTGTTCACTGATCCAGGCGCGGGGAGATGTACCATAGACGCTGTTAAAAAGCTCCTTGAATGAAGTTAATCCCATGCCGAACTCGCGAGCAAAGTCATTGAGCCGCCATTCCTTGAGATAATGTGCGTCCATGAATGTTTGCAGGCGCTCTACCTGACGGTTACTCAACTGTCGCAATACCGACATCAGTAATGCGCCCTGTTTGCTAAGAGAAAGCAGTAATAGCAGCTCTTCAACCCTGAGCTGAATCAGTGCAGGAGGGTAATCATGAGCCAGCAGATTGGCCAGTCCACGGATACTTTCCGTCAATAAGGGGAACTGATTGAAGGGAATCAGCCTGCGAGCCGGAAAATCATGTCGTTCAATTTTACTCAGTAACGACCCGAAACGTTTTAAAAAACTGCGCAGGAACTCCATTTGTAAGGGTAGCCATAATACCTGACAGTTTTCTGTATTGGTTTTGGCTACGTAGCTCCCCGGATGGGTAAAAAGGATCTCATTCGATGTGATATGGTAAGTATTGGTGCAATCTTTCCATATCATTTCACCATCGAGTAAAACATACAGCCCTCTTTGTTTATGTTCGAGGGTATTGAAATCCGGTATGGTCAATAGGTGAGTACAAATACTCTTCTGGTTTAAGCCTGTCGTCCTTTTCATGTAATACTCCTAATCTTCCGTATCATGAGTAATCATTTTTTGTGATGAGTGCATGGTGTATTTATTTTATTAATTAATAGATGTTGGAAAAGCCTTTCATTTGGCGCTCGAATTATACTGATAGCATCGAGTGCGGGGTGAAACAGTATTGATAGATATCGAAATAGCATGCGTAACATCAATTAAATCACTTTTTGTATTATATCTCTAAATTAATATTTGTGTTAGGTTTCAGTGTTAAAATTTATGCTTTAAATTTATTTTTATGTTTTTTAAAGATATTAAAGCAAGTTTATTTATGACTTGTTTGTTTTTTATCTCATGGTCTTTAATACTCTTATAATTCACTTGGTGGAGAGCTGTTCATTACTTTCATTTAGGTAATTTTATACTTTTAATCCTGTTTAACCACATTAAATGACAATTTTTATCATTAAAAATATTTCAGTTAATATTTGTAATTATTTGATTTTAAAAATTAATTATAATTTATTTGATTTATTGGGCAGGTCAATCGGCTCCCATTACTCGTATAATGAGTAAATAGAGTAAGCGGGTGATAGATAGATGACTTTTAAATTTAGCCAGCCAATTTCACGGTGGTATTGAAAAGAAAGTTAACAAAATTGAGCATGCGGATTTTTAATATATAAGCGAACGTGATTTGATTTTTATGTGCCGATTATTTTCATAAGTTAACATTAAAACACTGTTTCGTCATTTTTTTAAAATAACTCGTGTTTTTTGTCCTCCTTTATCTCTTAAAAAATCTCTCAGGACGAAAGGAAATTATTTATATCAGATTGTTATTCTTAACTTTTCTGGGGAGATCAAAAGTATAATTCCAGGGTTTGAGTCGTTATATTTAATTTAGATTGCCATGATGTTAATGATATCAGTCAACTGATATGAAATGTTTTCCATAAACCAGACATGATATTAAATTATTAATATTTTGTTTATATTGTTGCAATATTATTAATTTACCTATTTTTTATTCAAAATAATAAGTTAAATCGATAGAGATGGATTTTTTATTCTGGGAATATGGGATAATTAAACGAGAATTCAGAGTGTTAAACTCAAGTAGTAACGTTATCCGTGTAATAGCGCTATAAATGCCTCGGTTATAGCTAGGTAGATTGTTTTTTATACTGGTATAATGCTAGGATGAATTTTCACAGCCTTTCCTCGTTACCTGCTAAGGCGTATGCATAGATATATTTGCTGATGAAAGATAAGAAAAAACTACAAGAACGAGAAAGATATGGAAAAGTATCGTTTTTCAGATAACGCTTTTTTATACAGTGTATGGCTCCTTTGGGGTGTTGCCTTAGGGCTATATTTGTATGGCGCTCATCTCGGTTGTGCCATAACAGCAATTATATCTTTTCTAGCCTTGGTACTTTACTTTACAAATATGAAATTGAGAATAAATGCTATGTTTGGAAAAAAAACTGAGGCACCTGTTGCCAGTCCTGTTACGCCAATCATTTCTGCACAGCCTGAAGAGAAAAAAAACCTCAGTGTTGAAACGCGTTCCAATACGATTATTGCGAAAAATTCGGTATTTAAAGGCGATATTGAGATGGAAGGCGATATTCAGGTCTGGGGAAAAATCGTTGGTAATATTCGCGTAAAAGGCGGTGCTATTCGTGTCATGCATGCCGGAAAAGTTGAAGGTGAGCTTAATGCGCCAGAAATTATTATTGATGGCCATGTTGACGGTACGTGCTGTGCGGAAACGCTGGATATCCTGGAGCACGGCGAACTACGTGGTATCAGCCGCTGTGGAAGTATGTCAATCCGGCGTGGCGGTTTATTTGTTGGTCAGTCTGAACAGGTCGAAAACAAGAAAAAACCAGATATTGAGCGAGTTGTTTCCATCAAGGAAAATCAGGCAGATAAAGCGAAAGCCAAAAATAGTGCTTAATATTGGATAATAAAAATCCATGCCATAACCGCCGGAAAATGTGTATGATTTTTCGGCGGTTTTTATTTTGACGGCTGAATGATTATTATCCTGAATCTTTAAGGAGGCGTTATGATTATCACACTGGAAACAGAAAGATTGCTACTCCGTGGCTGGAAAGAAGAAGATCGTGAGCCTTTCTTTCGCTTAAATAGCAATCCTGAAGTGATGGAGTTTTTTTTAAAAAGACCGAATAAAGAACAAAATAATACTTTTGTTGATAATTTGATCCGTAAGTTTGAAACGCAAGGTGGCTGGGGGTTGTGGGCTGTTGAGCGAAAACAGGATGGTGAGTTCATCGGCATGATTGGGCTGAATATTCCCAGTGATGAGTTACCCTGTTATCCCTGTGTCGAAATTGGCTGGCAGCTTGATAAACCCTTTTGGGGAAAGGCTATACGTGTGAAGCGGCTCGTAGGATTTTTGATTTCGCGTTTACAGAAGTGGGATTGGATGAAGTTGTAGCACTTACTTCCGTACTTAATTACCGCTCAGAAAGCGTGATGAAAAAACTGGGCATGATCAGAGACGAAAAAACATTTCTACATCCTTTAGTGCCGGAAGGTCATCGATTGAGAGAGCATGTTCTATATCGGATTCGGCGTTCAAGTTGATGGCATCATGGGGTAAACATCATCAAGGTTATCCTGCCTGTCGGGATAGCCTTGATGAAAACCATTTTGTCGCCCAGATCGCTATTGTCTGGATATCACCAGAGCCACGCGACCGATGAATTGAATATCGCTGACTGAACAGTCAAAAGTGACGTCATCATCGCTGACACGGATTTTACTGACAGGAATTTTGGCAATCCTCTTGATACTGTGCATACCTTCGATATCCACCAGCCATAAGCCATCCTGAATATTGTTTCCCTGAGCATCAAGCAGATACCATGTCACGCCATCATCAACAACCAACGGGTTGTTAAGTTCTTTAGAAATCAATTCGCTGTCCAAGATCACAGGATTGGCCTCGTTCAGTTTACCTCCCGATAACTTTATACGAGGAATTGATGGCGCAATGATATCTTCCAGCCGTTCTGTTTTGCCACTCTCTCCATCCGGAAACATCTCTCCCTGACCTGTGCTTAACCACAGCAGTGAAGCGCCAGTTTCGAGATTACACTGGATGATCCAATCCGCTGGAAAGCTATCACGAAGATAGCGGTTTGCCATTGTGCTTTTGGAAACGCCCAAATGGTCACTCAGGGCTTGGCGTGACTTAAATCCATACGCGCGGACAAGACGCTCAATAGCGGGTCTTCCCCCACTATCAGCCCCCATTTTTATCTCAATATTGGTGTTTTTCATTGACAGTACAGATAATGGGTATTAGTATCCCATAAAAGTTCTTGAATTGAGATCTTTCATGAGCCCGGATTGGTTAAGCTGAAAACCATTGAGAGATATTGCATCATGAACGTCCAGATTTCAATCTTTATACTTGATATCGACAGCGATTTGGGGATGGTTTGAGGGATTCTGGGAAGAGTGCTGGGGGTAAAACGGTGAGGGAAAAAATGGCGAATACGGAAAAAGAAAAATTTGCCCAGATTAACCTCGGCCAACGGCTAGAAGGGTTGAACCATTTGTCGCGGATCAGGGCAATATACTGGGGTGACGATGAAAAAGAGTTAAACCGGTTTTTTGCTGATATGCGCGACAAAAAGGACAGTTATTACGAAGAGAACAAGCGGGCATTATCCGCCATTTTTTATTTGGCAAATATTCCGCGTGTACGCCACGAGAGTGAGCTTGAACATTTTACCCAAGAGGAAAAACAGGCTCTGATCAAAGCAATGAATCATATTAAAGTCGTTGTCAGTCAGTTTCCGAAGTACTTGAAGTTATCTAAGTAATCACATTTTTTGAACACATTTTTGTACAAATGGCATGAGTACGTCAGGCACTCGCACATCCTTAATATGGTGGAATTGATGAATAGTGGTTTTATCACTACTGAACATAACGGTGATTATCCTATTGCCAAAGGCAGACAGTCTGGCCTGTTTCAGCCAGGCATACCGCAGGGTGTGTCAATGGCTGAACGTTTATTATGGGAAGTCAACGCGGAAGATCACCAATGGCGCCACCAGTATATCGGGCAGATGCCGGATTTTCTGGCAAAGTATTTCAGCCGCCGTTATGTTGGCATCTTTAACCATTCAGGCCGCCGCGATGCGAACGCCTTTCTGAGAAGAACGGTTGGACAAAATGTCTTGCCACGGTTGCAGTTGGTTAAGGCAAGATATTCATTCACCCATCATATATCAGGCATAACACCTTTTCCTTTTATTGGGCAATTGGAAAAGGTGGTGACATGCGATCGCAAACAGCTTTTGAAGCTCGCTCATGAAATATCTGTTTTTATTGCGGGCAACTATGAGCATTATTCCTTGCAGTCTTCTCCACAATATCAAGCTGCGCCGGTTGACAGTGAAAGTGAATTGTTCCCCCGTGTCGCTAAGTTATACCAATTACTGGCGAAGCTGACTTTGCAATGTGGTACAAATCCTCCTTACTGGCAGCGTTTTAATCATGGACGTAAAGTACCGTCTGTTGATCAACTTTGTGCTGGTATGTTGCGGATGATGTCTGCCCGCTGGTGGTATTTTCGGTTAAAACGTCTGCGTGAAATCCAGTCTGAGCATATGGCAATTGCGGTTGGGCAAGTACAAAAAGCCGCATCGCCTTATGTTTCGAACTATGCCTTGCGTGAATGGTTGGAACAGAAACGCCGTAACCGTGAGTTTTTCAAACATTTTGATTTGGAAAATGAGAACGGAGAACGGATTTCGCTGGCGGAAACGGTGGTTCATAGTAATGCGAATCCCGCTATTCGACGTTGTGAATTGATGGTCAGAATGCGCGGTTTTGAAGATGTCGCCAACAAAATGGGATGTGTTGGTGAATTCTATACCATCACGGCGCCGGCAAAATACCATGCGGTTCAGCATCAGGGCGGGTTTGTCAGACATTGGAATGGCGCGACGCCCCGCGATACTCAACGCTACCTGTGTGGCATATGGGCAAAAGCCCGTGCCGCAATCGCCCGCGCCGGCATTAATCTATTTGGTTTCAGAGTGGTGGAACCGCACCATGACGGCACTCCCCATTGGCATATTCTGCTGTTTATGCTGCCGGAACATCAGCGGCAGGTCAGGGCGATCCTTGAGCATTACGCTTGCCAGGAAGAGAAAGCTGAATTGCAACGCGATGATGCCAAAAAAGCGCGTTTTGATTACAGAACGATAGATCCTGATAAAGGGAGTGCGACAGGCTATATCGCTAAGTATATATCCAAAAATATTGATGGTTATGCGCTGGAAGATGAAAAAGATCATCAAACCGGGGCACCTCTGCGCGATATGGCGAAATCGGTGACGGCATGGGCGAGTCGCTGGCGCATTCGCCAATTTCAGCAAATCGGTGGAGCGCCGGTTTCCGTTTGGCGAGAACTTCGTCGCCTTGGAGAAGTGTGTTTAACGGATAACAAAGTCAATGCGGTTTTGCAGGCAGCCGATGAAGGCAATTGGGCAGCTTATATTCAGGCACAGGGTGGGCCGTGGGTTGCTCGTCGTGATCTGGTTATTCGTTTGTCTTATAAACCCATCCCGTTTGGTAGCCCTTATGGAGAAGATGTTTACACCATACAAGGAGTGACATCACCACTTCTATCATGTGTGGAATTTATCTGCACACGTATTCACCAATGGACTATTGTACCGAAATTTGATGCTGCTCCGACATCAGGACATATTGTCTATAAAAGAAACACTAAATGGCCCTCTTGGAGTTCTGTCAATAACTGTACGGATGGACAGGTAGATAGGTCAATGAAGAGGTATGTAAACTACAGGATTGATGAGGATGATAAAATAATCAATATGGCAAATATTTCTGCAAAAACAGTACATAATAGGTATTAACTATCACATTTAGTCACTAGAAAAGGTAAAAACTTCTTTAATTTTTCACCCATTACGTGTACTGTATATGCATACAGTTTTTATATGGAGGCGGGTATATCAGTGGACTCTCTTATGGAATCATTGGTAGCGCAACGTATTAATTTTATTGCCAGAATGGCAACAAGTTGCGAATGCAATCATGCGGAAGACAAAGAACTGGCGTTGGTCTGGATAGCTGAGTTATCTGCACCTCATGAAAATCGACTTAATGTCCATAGAAGTGACTTAGAAAATAATTTATTGATCGAGAAAGCGTTAAGAAATTCAGGTTCAACAGACGAATAAATTTTGCAGGTGAAAATGATGAGAGTGGAGATACTTTTCGATAAACGAGCTAATGTTTCTGAATCAGTGATGTCTGCACTTGAAAGTGAACTGAAAAAAAGAATTTTACCGCAGTATCCCGATACGCATTTTAGAATTGCAGTTAGCAGCAGTAGCTCCGTAAGAGTGACAGGAACCAAAGACAGTAGTGAACATGACCAGATGATGGAACTTATTCAAAGCGTCTGGGAAGATGATAGCTGGCTGCCAGATTAAATCCGACAGAGTGTTGATATCCTTCAATGGATGACAAATTATTATAATGGATTATGTAGCACGGGGGCAGGAAATTATTACCTGCCCCCGTGCTATTTAATATGTGTTTACAACATCCGTCGATGTTCATTTGTACTATTTTCCCAACAATGCCACTTCATTGAGGTATTTCTCTGATTATTCGATCATAACTCTCCGATTTACTGATTATTTTCTGCAAAGAAAAGGAGAGTGTATGCAAGTTATCGCACAACAAAATGAGACGGTTGATGCCTTGTGCTGGCGTCATTATGGCCGAACGCTGGGGATGACGGAACGTGTGCTGTTGTCAAACCCCGGATTGGCTGCTTTTGGCGCGGTATTGCCTCATGGAACGAAAGTTGAAATGCCGGAGTTCATGCCCGCTGCCACCAAGCCGATTATCCAGCTTTGGGATTAAGGGGTTTGCATGGATAAATACAGTCACGCAACTTATGCCTGCGCCAGTATCACAGCCATTTTTTCTGGCCTTTCTTTATATGAGTGGAGTTTTCTGCTCGGGGCGTTCGCCAGCATTTCCCTCGGTATCCTGACTTATCGACTTAACCGTCGGGAGCAGATGAAACGTACCTTGATTCTGAAAAATATCCTGAAAAACATCCTGGAAAATCTGGATATCGAGTCTGCGTCGAAATCAGCCAAGATAGTCAGCGAGCTGATACATCAAGCACCAAGAGAGCTGTGATATGCAGGATATCAAAACCAGACTCAGTCGGGTGGTTATTGGTCTTATTATTGGTGGCGCCAGTTCTTCTGTCATTCTTTCACAGTTTCTGGATGAGAAAGAAGGCAATCGACTGTCTGCTTATCAGGATGGCGGCGGCATCTGGACAATATGTCGCGGCGTGACGCGCATTGATGGCAAAGCGGTATATAAAGGAATGAAATTAGCGCCTGAACAATGTGATGTTTTGAACCGGATCGAAGCCGACAGGGCGATTGGTTGGGTGAAGAAGAACGTCCACGTCCCGCTGACTGAGCCGCAAATTGCCGGTATTGCCAGTTTCTGCCCGTATAACATCGGCCCCGGAAAATGTTTTTCTTCCACCTTTTATCGCAAGCTCAACGCCGGCGATAAAAAAGGCGCATGTGCAGAGATCAAACGCTGGGTCTATGACGGCGGACGTGACTGTCGAAAAACCCAAGGACAGCCGAATGGCTGTTATGGCCAGGTTCTGCGGCGTGATCAGGAGGCTGAACTGGTTTGCTGGGGATTAGATCGATGAAGAAAGTACCTTTACTTGTCAGCCTTGTCATTGGGGGATGTTTTGGCTGGTGGGGACACCGCTCACTGTTCCTCAGTGAAGTGACGGGTTTGAAACAGCAACATGCTGCTCAAATTGTTACTATCAGTCAGAAGGCGCATTCGGAGACGTTGGCAGCCATCCAACAGATGAAGAATGCACAGAGCCGGGTTGCGCAATTGGATGATTATTATTCAGGAAAATTAACCTATGTTACCGAAGAAAATGCCGCTTTACGCGCTGACATTGCTGCTGGTCATCGCCGGGTGCAAATCGCCGCCGCCAACCTTGCTACCTGTCAGCTCACCCAAAACCGAGATACCGGCTCCCGCAGCGTGGGCGATGAAACCCAAGTCGAACTCACTGCAAAAGCTGGACGTGCTATTTACGATATCCGAGCCGGAATCATCAGCGATCAGGCCAAATTAGATTACCTGCAACAGTATGTACTTGAAGTCGTTCGTCAATGTAAACCGTAAATATTGTCCTTCACTTAAACATCGTTCAGCAGACCCCAAAAGCCTTTTTTCACGTTGGAAAAAGGCTTTTATTCTATTGATTTTACGTGTTTTTTAAACGGGGTTTGTATGACATTTCCTACAAATCCCGTTTAATGTCTGCCCGGTTTTTTCATGGCATTCTTACGTCATGAACACACAACTCACTGAACTGCTGCGCTTAATGCGCAACCTGATCCGAACCGGAGTCATCACCCAAGTGGACACCACAAAGGGTATGTGCCGGGTTGCAACAGGCAACCTTGAAACCAACTGGCTGAACTGGTTGACATCCAGGGCGGGAAACTCCCGCACTTGGTGGGCGCCCAGTATCGGTGAGCAGGTTTTATTACTGTCCATAGGCGGAGAACTGACCACCGCCTTTGTATTGCCTGCGATTTTTTCAGATGAGTTTCCGGCGCCATCGACATCATCAGAAGCGACGCATATCCAGTTTCCGGATGGTGCAGTGATGGAATATGAACCGCAATCAGGCGCATTGACTGTGACCGGCATCAAAACCGCGACAGTGACTGCTTCGGATTCTGTCCATATTACCGCACCGGAAATCACCTGTGTCGCCAGTACCAGAATCACACTGGATACACCGGAAGTCATCTGTACACAGCTAATGAGCACGGGGAATTTGATCGTGCGCAATGGCGGCAAAATGACGGGCAATATTGAACACACCGGCGGCACATTCAGTTCCAACGGCGTGGTCGTGGATTCCCATAAACACACCGGCGTCAGGTCAGGCGGTGACACATCAGGAGGCCCCGTATGATGTATCTGGGAATGAATCGGCAGACGGGCCGAGAACTGACAGATCTGGCTCACGTCCGGCAATCCGTCAGCGATATTTTATTAACTTCCGTAGGCAGCCGCATAGCACGCCGTACTTATGGTTCGTTGCTGCCAGAACTGATCGATTGGCCACAGAACCCGGCGCTCCGGCTTCAGGTCATGGCGGCCAGCTATACCGCCATCAGCCGTTGGGAGCCACGTGTGATGCTTACGTCAATCACAATGGAAACCCGGCAGAACGGTGAAATGGTGGTGGATATTGCGGGAACTTATCATCAATCCGCCAAAGAATTTTCACTTTCTATTCCGGTGAGCCATTCCCGGTGAGGTAAGTCATGCCAACAATCGATTTAAGCCAGTTGCCACCACCGGATGTGGTGGAACCACTAGATTATGAACAACTGCTGGAAGAGCGCAAAGAAGGATTGATCTCGCTCTATCCAGAAGAACAGCAGGATGCGATTGCACGAACTCTGCAACTGGAATCGGAACCTTTGGTCAAATTGCTGGAAGAGAACGTTTATCGCGAATTGCTCTTGCGTCAACGCGTCAACGAAGCCGCCCGTGCGGTGATGGTGGCCTATTCGACAGGTAGCGATCTGGATCAATTAGGTGTGAACAATAACGTAGCCCGAATGGTTTTGAGCCCTGCGGATAACTCCACCGTACCACCGACACCAGCGCTAATGGAATCTGACAACGACTACCGTGTTCGCATCCCACAGGCTTTTGAAGGTTTGAGTGTGGCTGGGCCAGTTGGTTCCTATGAATTCCATGCCCGCAGTGCGGACGGTCGGGTTGCTGATGCTTCGGCTATCAGCCCGTCACCAGCCAATGTCACCGTGACCATTATGTCCCGTGAAGATAAAGGCGTGGCATCGAAAGAGCTGCTGGATAAAGTCGAAAAAGCGCTGAACGACGAAAACGTGCGTCCGGTGGCGGATCGCCTGCAAGTCCAGTCGGCGAGTATTGTGGAATATGAAATTGATGCGGTGCTGTATATCTTCCCGACACCGGAATCAGAACCGATCCGCAAAGCGGCTGAGCAGAAGCTGAAATACTACGTTGAAGCACAGCATCGTCTGGGGCGTGACATTCGCTTGTCGGCAATTTATGCCGCATTGCATGTGGAAGGCATCCAGCGTGTGGAGCTGAAAGCCCCGCTGAAAGATGTGGTGCTGGATAAAACTCAGGTGTCTTACTGCACCAAAACCACACTGATGATGGGAGGTTCAGATGAATGATCGCCTTCTGCCGATGGGCTCAACCCAGCTAGAACTTGCTGCGGCCAAAGCCTGTGCCGAGTTGCAGAAGATTAAAGTGCCGCTGCGTGAACTGTGGAACCCAGACACCTGTCCGGCAACGTTGCTGCCTTATCTGGCATGGGCGTGGTCAGTGGATCGCTGGGACGAACACTGGTCGGAGAGCATCAAAAGAGAAGTGATCAAAAGCTCGCTATTCCTGCATAAACATAAAGGAACGATTGGTGCAATTCGGCGGGTCGTTGAACCGCTGGGGTATCTCATTCGAGTAAAGGAATGGTGGCAGACCAACGATGTGCCAGGCACCTTCCGGCTGGATATTGGTGTATTGGAAAACGGCATCACCCATGAAATGTTCGAAGAACTGGAAAAACTGATTTCTGATGCCAAGCCAGTCAGTCGTCATTTGATTGGGTTAGACATCAATCTGGATACACGCGGTGAGTATTACTACTCAGCAGCCAGTTACAGCGGTGATGAGCTGACGGTTTACCCCTATTTCCCAGAACAAGTAACAGTATCCGGCTCAGACGTTGTGGGTATGGGCATACATATTATTGATGACATGAGGATTAGACCATGAGTACCAAATATTTTGCGCTGCTGACGCAGCTAGGCGCAGATAAGTTGGCGAATGCTGCGGCATTGGGTACAAAAATTGAAATCACCCATATGGCCGTTGGTGATGGTGGTGGCAGCCTGCCAACACCAGATACTAAGCAGACCAAACTGATTAATGAAAAGCGTCGTGCCGCGATCAATACGTTGAGCATCGATCCTAAAAACACTAACCAGATCATCTCTGAACAGGTTATTCCTGAAAGCGAAGGTGGCTGGTGGATCCGTGAAATCGGTCTGTTTGACAAAGATGGCATTCTGATTGCTGTCGGGAACTGCGCGGAAAGCTACAAACCACAATTACAGGAAGGTTCCGGCCGTACCCAGACAATCCGCATGATTTTGATTGTCAGTAGTACCGAGTCGGTGACCTTGAAAGTTGACCCGTCTGTGGTTCTGGCAACTCGCGAATATGTTGATGACTCCATTCAGAAGCATTCGAACAGCCGTAATCATCCTGACGCGACACTGAAAGAGAAGGGATTTGTCATCCTGAGCAGCGCAGTGGATAGCAACAGCGAAACCCATGCGGCAACACCGAAAGCGGTGAAGGCGGCATATGACTTTGCTAATGCGGCGAATAATAATGCCAACGGTCGAGTGCCATCTGGTCGCAAGGTGAATGGGAAAGCATTGTCGGAAGACATCCATCTTAAAGCTTCAGATGTAGATGCATATAACAAAACTGAAACCGATGCACGAGTGAATGATGCCAAAGCGCAGGCGAAAGCTGCGAATGATAATGCCGGTGGCCGCGTTCCAGCGGGGCGTAAGGTTAATGGTAAGGCGCTGAATGCGGATATTGCGCTGAATTCTGGGGATGTGGGTGCATATTCCAAAGGCGAGACAGATATTCGGGTTAATGAAGCGAAAGCGTTGGCTAATACGCGTTTGGAGAAAAACCAGAATGGCGCGGATATTCCTGATAAAGATGTATTTAACCGTAATATAGGTTCAGGTAGGGCATTTAGCGGAGCAATTTCTATCGGTGGTGGTGGTATCTGGACAACTGGGGAATTTATTGCATGGCTGAAAAGTCAGGGAGCTTTTCAACATCCTTATTGGGTGTGTAAAGGGACATGGTCATATGCTAGCAATAGAAGGATCACTGATAGTGGCTGTGGTTCAATCCATCTGGCTGGTGCTGTCGTAGAAGTTATGGGTATCGAAGATGTAATGACGATCCGTGTTACAACAGCGACTACATCAGTTGATGGCTGCATTGAAAACGCACTGTTTACTTATGGCAATCACGGTAAGGATTACCGCCCAGGCTGGAGAAGGGACTATAACACGGTTAATAAACCAACTTCCGATGATGTGAATGCTTATAATAAAAGCGAAACAGATTCCCGTGTGAATGCAGCAAATGAGAATGCGAATACTCGTTTGGAGAAAAATCAGAATGGTGCGGATATTCCAAATAAAAACGAGTTTGTGAAAAACCTCGGTTTAGCGGAAACCGTCGAGCAGGCCAAGGGGGCGGTGCCTAAATTAGCGATTACCCAGTACTCAGGAAGCTCGACTGAGCAGGTGATGAGTCAGAAAGTTGTGACGTCTTTGATTGATGAGCGGATTACCAAGTCAGAAGTTGATGGAAAATATGCAAAAATATCGGGGCAAAATTTTTCAGGGGCTATTAGGGCGCCTCATGTATTTACTGGTAATGATAATGAAATATCTTACTGGCTGCGAAGGGATGATACATGGGTATGGACTTGCAAAGTTAACAATAAGTGGTTAGGTGAAATAAAACATCCTGGTAGATATGGCACATTTGCTTTACAAGGAGATAGTTATACTAAATCTGAATCTGATAACCGTCTTATTCATTTAAATGCGAATACTAAAACATCAGGTTATATTTTATCTAAGACTGTTAATTACTTTGATGATACTAGCTCACGTAATTTAGGTCTATCAGGGTTTTTAAGACCTAATGAGGGATTAGAGAAACTTGGCGGATTAGCCATTCATGTAGCTCATCCTCAAGCACAGGATGCTCAACATGCTAGAGGGATTTCTTTTTCTTATGGTGGGTATGACGGCTATTTTAAGTTGGCTACATACGCTTTTGATGAAAAAGGTAATTTTAGAGGAAGTAAACGCATCTTGACTGAGGATGATACCGTTTCACTAGGCAGTGTGCCTGTTGGGGTGCCTTTACCATGCTCACAGGCTAATCCTCCGTCTGGTTATTTGGTTTGTAATGGACAATCTTTTAATAAATCAACTTATCCTAAATTGGGTTTAGCTTACCCATCGGGAAAATTACCAGATTTACGTGGGGAATTTATTCGTGGTTTGGATGCAGGGCGTAATGTTGATTCAGGACGTAACGTATTATCTTTTCAAGAGCAAAGTATACAAAGCCACACTCATTCCGGTGTGTTCACAGGAAAATTTGAACGGGAATCAGCGGGTAGTGGCGGTTGGGGAGCAGTAAATACAAATGGAAACACTGCAGCGACTGGTGGCAATGAAACTCGTCCCCGTAATATCGCATTTTTATATATAGTGAGAGCAGCATAATGAAATATACAACAGATATTAAGACACCAAAATTTGATGAAAATGGTTTTGCAACTTCTAATGGCTGGGTAATGGTTTATCGGGCCAATACTGAAACAAGAGAATATATTTGTGCGGATATGGAACGCACTGTTGTTGGCGTTGGTTTATCTGCTGGAGCTTATTTAGATGCGCCTGAATTACCTGATTCGGCGGATATTGCAGTTTGTCGCAGTAAAGATGAGAAGTTATGGGTTAATATTCCAGACTACCGAGGAAAAACAGCCTACCACACTAAAACTCAACAATCCAATAAAATACAATCAATTGGAGAATTGCCTTCTGAATTGACTTTGCTGGAACCTGAAACTTTATTTGATAAATGGTATGGAAAGCAATGGGTAACAGATTTTGATGAAAAACAAAAATATGATTTACAGCAAGTAGAAAATCAAAAACAATCTCTGTTGCATGAAGCTGAACAAAAAATAATTCCATTGCAACGTAAAGTTCGGCTTGATATGGCTTCAAAAGAGGAAATTTCACTATTACGTGAGTGGGAAATTTATAGTGTTAAGTTGGTTGATCTTGATATCTCTAATGTCAAAGAACTTAATTGGCCTAAAAAACCAGAATAATAATCAGGGGCATAACGCCCCTTTCTGCTTATTCATAAAAATTTATTGGATTTATTTTTTATGCAAATAAAATTTAATCAGCTTTGACACTCCAGTGATTTTACTTGTCTTTCTTTCTTGGTGAATTTTTTTTATTAAATTAATCCATTTATTTACTGTAGCTTCACGGTTATATTCTTTGAATCTATTTTTACCATTTAACACCATAGATAAATATAAATCAGGTCGATTGATTAAGTTGTCTATTGCTTCTATAAACTGCTTTGGCGTTTTTGCGATTAAATAATCTAATTCATTTAATCTTATCGCTCTCATGGATGGTTCATCGTCACAAATTAAAGGGCAATCCGCGTTCCAGGCATTAATGAGTTTACTTGCTGGTTTTTTTAAAAGATCTAAATCGCAATTTTTTCTAAAACTGATAACGATATCCATATCTGTATAATTAGCCAAATCTTTGTGGGAATTTATAAAATTAATCCCTCTTTTTTTTAATTCTGCTTTCAGACTCTGATCTGAAAAAAAATCAGGCAATGCATTTTTATGGCCGAAAAAACCGATGTTTTTTATTTCATGTTTATCTTTTGCTCTGGGTTTTAATCCCGGTTGAGGCCAGTGAGGTATGAAAATTTTCCCATTTTGGGCTTGTAATGGGTTTTGAACGATAATGTGTTTAGAACCAGAAACAGAAGGTCTATCTGCTTGACATACTATCGTTTTACCTCGCCAAGATTTTGTTTTAAAACCAAAATCGTCATAGTGTAATATGTTTATAGCATCATCGCGAGCCTCAGTAGTTAATGAAATATCTAGGGAATCAGTATAATAATATTTTAGATTAATTAATGTTTGGATAACCCAACAAGCTTTTCCTTTGCGATAATATCTATCCGGTATTGATTCTGGGTTTATTCTTTCGTTGATTATTTCATCGAAGTCATAAGCATTCTGATCTATAAATTTTTTATTTGATACACCATTAACAATAATTTTATGCATAATTCTGCTTTCTGCTAATTCATATTTTAAATAAAACGGGTTCATTCTAACACATTATCAATAAATAATCTATATTCATTGATAATGTAAAAATATAGACAAATTTAAATTTATCTATTTTTAATTTGTTTAAAATTAAAAATAGCCATGAAGTTAACAATCCTGGATAATTGAATTATTCAGGATTGTTTCATTTAATATTGTTTAAGCTGCCTTCACTATATATAAGAATGCGATATTACGGGGACGAGTTTCATTGCCACCAGTCGCTGCAGTGTTTCCATTTGTATTTACTGCTCCCCAACCGCCACTACCCGCTGATTCCCGTTCAAATTTTCCTGTGAACACACCGGAATGAGTGTGGCTTTGTATACTTTGCTCTTGAAAAGATAATACGTTACGTCCTGAATCAACATTACGCCCTGCATCCAAACCACGAATAAATTCACCACGTAGATCAGGTAACACACCGGATGGATACGCTAATGCTAATTGAGGACACTTAGCTTTATCAAAACTTTCGCCATTACAAATTAAATAACCAGGAGGTGGTGTTTCTTGTGGCCATGGTAAAGGAATACCAACAGGAATATTATTGGTACTAGCTATGTCATCAGTTGTCGCTACTACCCCATCCTTTTGAGGAAAACGTATTACCCATTGATTGTTATTATCTTTATTTCGTTGAACGAAATAGATACCTTTTCCATCTCCAGTTGTTTCTAGTAAGATATAATCCCCAGTATTTTGATGGACGTAATTAATTCTCCCATAACCAGCATGTCTAATGGTGTGTTCTAGATAAGAACTTATTGTACCAGGGCAATACATTTCACCTCTTTTATTTAAAATCCATTCTCCACCACCATCATAGCCATTATTTATGTGTATCCCATCACCACCTTTGTCTTTATATATCCAAGCACGTGTTTGCTCATCATTATCTCTAAGTGCAAAATGTTGTCTTCCATCTCCTTGAGAGATAACAACATTTGAAGCAACTAATTCACCATTAAGTCTTCCACCTGTGATTGGATAAGCATTTTTCGCCAAATTGATGGTTTCAGCATAATCATGCGCATAAGGCAAAACCGTATCGTCATAATCTTTTCCTAAGAGAGGGTCATCAATGGCGTATGACTTTACCGCCCATTTAATTTCTCTCTTATCGTAGTCACTTGCATTACTCCATATTTCTACTTCACCTTCTTTACGGGAATAATGAATACCAGAAAAATTGCTAGTGACATGATAGGTTAACCCCCCCCGTAAATAACAGCCACTATATACATTACACTCAGTTATATCACCAGATTTCCAATCATAGTATAGAGGGTACTTACCATCAACAGACCTCGCAATACTCATCATGCCATACTGAATCTTTTTGACTGTATTACGATAACGTTGATTGATCCGTTTTATATTCAGGTAGTGAGCATCTCCTCCCCAGAGTGTATCGCTTCCTTCTATTTGCACCTCTAGCCCTGCTAAATGAGTTACATCTTTCCCAAATGGATTTTTATTCTCCCGATCCTCGGCATAATTACGGTGTATTGTCAGCCATGAATTAGCACCACTATAGTTAGGTGGGAATTGCCACCATACCGGGTAATAACGATCGCTACTCAATCCGATCAGGTCTATCGTCGTGTTAAAACGGGGTTCTCCCTGTACATCCTCAGCACTCAGGGTCACATCTCCCATTAACACTTTGCCATTAATCTTCCTACTTCCGGGCACCGCCCCCTTGGCCTGCTCGACGGTTTCCGCTAAACCGAGGTTTTCTACAATACCTAGTCCCAACGATTTGACACTAAAATCACCTCCCACACACCTTGAAAACCAAAAAACAACGTCTCAAATAAGCCACTTTTGGCTATCAAAAAATAACCAAAATAGCAATTTGCCTATAAAAATGTGGATAAGTATAAATAATGAACTAATTGAAGTGTGAAAAGCAATCAATTTGAGTGTGTTATTTGAGTAATCTGGATTTCTATCCAACAACACCTGTTGAATATCCTCAAAAACATCCTGAAAATTAATATTTATTCATTTAACATGTTGATTTAAAACAAAAATATAAAAACACATTTGTATCCACTACCACACATTTCCCATCGAATGATTTCCCCCACCCAATCCGTCAATATAGCGGCACACCTTAACAGGAGAACGCTAAAATGGCACAAGATTATCATCACGGCGTCCGTGTACAGGAAATCAATGAAGGTACTCGCACCATCACCACAGTTAGCACAGCTATCGTGGGTATGGTTTGTACTGGTCCTGACGCAGACGAAAAAACATTTCCATTAAACACTCCAGTTTTGATTACTGACGTTATGAGCGCCAGTGGCAAAGCAGGGAAAAAGGGAACTTTGTACTCATCACTGAAAGCGATTGCTGATCAGGCTCAGCCTGTCACCGTCGTTGTTCGTGTGGCTGAGGGCGAATCTGAAGAAGTAACCGTTTCTAACATCATCGGTGGTGTCACTGATGCAGGTAAGAAAACGGGTATGCAGGCACTGTTGGCGGCGCAAAGTCAGCTCGGTGTTAAGCCTCGTATTCTGGGTGTTCCAGGTCTGGATTCAAAAGCGGTTGCGATTGAACTGGCCAGCGTTGCTCAGAAGCTGAAAGCAATGGCGTATGTCAGCGCTTATGGCAGCAAAAATATCTCTGAAGTCATCAAATACCGCGACAATTTCAATCAGCGTGAGCTGATGCTGATTTGGCCGGATTTCTTGAGCTGGGATACTGTTTCCAATAGCGAGTCTATCGCTTATGCAACCGCTCGTGCTCTGGGCCTACGTGCCAAAATCGACGAGGAAACTGGCTGGCACAAAACACTGTCTAACGTGGGTGTTAACGGTGTAACCGGTCTGTCTGCTGACGTCTTCTGGGATCTGCAAGATACCGCAACTGACGCTGATCTGTTGAACAAGAGTGGCATCACTACGCTGATCCGCAAAAACGGCTTCCGTTTCTGGGGCTCCCGTACTTGCTCTGATGACGCACTGTTCCAGTTCGAAAGCTACACCCGTACCGCTCAAGTTCTGGCTGACACCATGGCTGACGCACATATGTGGGCAATCGACAAACCACTGACACCATCACTGGTACGCGACATTATCGAAGGTATTAATGCCAAGTTTCGCGAACTGAAATCTGGTGGTTACATCATCGATGGCCGTTGCTGGTATGACGAAAAAGCCAACGACAAAGACACGCTGAAAGCAGGCAAACTGACCATCGATTACGACTATACACCTGTACCGCCACTGGAAAACATGATGTTACGCCAGCGCATTACAGATAGTTACCTGATGAATTTCGCTAAAAGTATCAATAAATAAGGGGCTAACTGATGGCATTACCTCGCAAACTTAAATACCTGAATTTGTTCAATGATGGCAACAACTATCAGGGGATCGTGGAAGAACTGACTCTTCCTAAGTTAAGCCGCAAGCTGGAAGCTTATCGTGGCGCCGGCATGAACGGCAGCGCAATGGTGGATCTGGGTCTGGATGAAGGTGCATTGGATGCGGAATTCACTCTGGGCGGTATTGAATCTCAACTGTATAAGCAGTGGGGCATTGCGACAGCAGATGGCGTTATGTTGCGCTTTGCTGGCTCTTTTGAGCGCGAAGATACCGGTGATGTGGTTGCGGTTGAAGTTGTGATGCGTGGTCGCTTCCAGGAGTTCGATCACGGCACTTATAAACAAGGTGATAACTCTCAGACCAAAATCACCGCGAAAAACACTTATTTCAAACTGACATGGGATGGCGAAGAGCTGATTGAAATCGACACCATCAACATGGTTGAGAAAGTGGGCGGAGAAGATCGTCTGGAGCAGCATCGCCGCAATATCGGTCTTTTTTAATCGCTTTTTTAGCAATTAGATTTTTTAAAACTTATTTCCTGTCTCATCGGAGTTTGAACCATGCCTGCTGGGACAGGTTTTTAATCGGATAAACAAGGTTGAACCATGACAGAAACACTGAACACTCAAAATGACGATCTGCGCACCATCGAATTGGAAGCTCCATTGGCGCGAGGTAACGGCGAAATCACGGAAGTGATGGTACGCAAACCTACCAGTGGTGCGTTGCGCGGTGCACGTTTACAGGCGCTGCTGGAAATGGATGTGGATTCTATGCTGCTTGTCCTGCCGCGTGTTACCACTCCTGTATTGACCAAAAATGACCTAATGATGATGTCACCTGGTGATCTGATTAATCTCAGTGTGGAGGTGGTCAATTTTTTGTTGCCGAAGTCGGTCAAGTCCGATTCCCAGAACAATTAACCGTTGATGAATTGGTGGCGGATATCGCCACCGTTTTTCACTGGTCACCGGCAGTGACAGATGAAATGTCATTGTCGGAACTGTTGGATTGGCGACATCGGGCCATTTTAAGAAGTGGTGCAGAAAATGAGTAATATACAGTCACAGCTAAACAAGGTGCTGAGTACCGTTGGAAAGCTGACCGGTTCCTTTAAATCTTTTCAACGGCATCATAAAAAGCTGGAAAATTCAGTCGATAAAATTCATAACCAGTTCAAAAAACTCAATAAGACCGTTGAGAGCTTAAAGCCTATCGTGGGTTATGCGCAGGAAACTGCGCGTATACGCACCGATCTTAAAGCCTATAATCAAACAATTAAACAATCTTTATCTGCGCGGCAGAATTCGACAAGAACGATGCAGGTTAGTGCTGCCAGTCAATCAGCTAATATTATTCAAACTACCCAGATTATCAAACAGGAAAATTCATCCAGTAAAAAAAGCGAATTTAATCTTGGTGTAACGGGGAATATGACTAACAATTTTACATTGTTAGATAAGTTGGTCATTAATATCAATCCAAAGATAACAATTTTATTTAGTATTCTGAATAAAATTAATGCGGTTTTGAATGTAACTACTGGTGCAGTAAAAGTAGTATTTCAAACTTTGGTTGGTTATATACAACTATTTGGAAATGTTGGTATAAAAACATTCGACTCTTTAAGAGTCAGTTTGAATATATTTACGCAGTTGGGTATTCAGGCTTTTGTATCTTTAAAAGTTAGTCTGAATATTTTTGCGCAGTTGGGAATTCAGGCTTTGGTGTCTTTAAGAGTTAGTTTGAATTTATTTGCACAGTTAGGAATCCAGGCACTGGATAAATTAAAATCCAGTCTGGATGCATTTGCACAGTTGGGGCTTAAAGCTTTTGAAGAATTAAAAGCCAGTCTGAATTTCTTTGCACAATTAGGTGTTCAGGCGCTGGATAAATTAAAATCCACACTGGATGCATTTGTGCAGTTGGGCGTTCAGGCTCTGAATAAATTAACCGCACCCCTAGATATATTTGCGCAGCTGGGAACTCAGG